TATTTTCCTGTTTCTTGTTCCGTGTTTTCCGTTTCTACAACGGCTTCTTCTTTTGCTTCTTCAATATCTATTTCTGCATCAGGTCCTGATGTATCAATAGGTACTAACTTTTTTTCTTCGTCTGGCATAGTTTACTCCTTCCTATGATTAAAACTCATGCAATATATCTTCTGGACTGTCTATTGTTGCTAACACTTCATCGTCGTTTAGCAGACGCATTTCCCCACCATCTATCTTGATCCTTGATCCGGCATAACGTGCAAACATTACCCAATCATTGACCTTGCACCACGGGCCTTCGGGATATCTCTCCTTATCCTTATAACATTGTGGGCCCATAGCTAAAACCAAACCAACTTGAGATGCAACTTGCTGTCGCTCTATAGTTGTTTCAGCTAATACTAATCCACCTTTAGTTTTTTCTTTCATCTTGAAAGGTAAAACTATCATCCTCCACCCAGTAGGTTTTGGTAAGTTAGGTTCTTTCTCTTCTTTTTTCTCTGATTTTTTTACACCAATAATTTTATTATTTGGTGTTAATATCGATGACTGTTCCTTCATTGTGCTCCTTATCGTTTAGCAGGTTAGAGATTTCCTGACGCACTGATTCCAGTGCATTAATTTGTCCTATTATATACTTGTAATCTTCCATACTGTCAACCCCTCCAGATGTTACAGACATTGACAACTGATCTATTCTTGAATCTAAAAATCTTAATGTTTTATTTATTACTGTTTCTAATTGCATTATTTCTTTGCTACCTTTCCTGTGTTTTCACCCTTTTTAATAACATAGTCTTGAGTACCATTAGCACCTACATTAACTTCTTTTTTTAATTCTTTAAAAAGGTTCATTTGTTTTTTATCTTTTTCTTTCTGTTTAGAATATTCTTCTAAAGATTTCGTATCTCTCACTAGCAATTCCACTTTCTAAGTGACTTAGATAATCTATCGTCTCCAGTATTATTACTAGCCTTTTGTCTCTTACGCATCCCCTTCATACGCGCGCAGAAGGACTTACGTCTTTTTGCAGCTTTCGATCCTTTTTTTAATTTTGATGGTTTCGTTGTAACAGCTGTTTTTAATTTAGAACCAGGGTTCGCGGCTCTGTAAGAGTCAACACCTTTTTGATTAAGTCCGCCAGATTCTGACTTACCTTCTTTTCTTGTCCACGCTGGACTACCGCCTCTTTTAAAATCTTTTCTCATGCAAATGTTTTTACGTTAGTTGGTTTACCGCCAGGATTACCTGCTGATCGCTTTCGTTTGACAGCAGATGCCTTTTGCCCTTTTGTCATCCGTGTGGCTTTTGCAAGTGGGACGCATTTTGGATATTTTCTCTTTGAGCCTTTGCTTCTCCCGCATGGTTGATACTTGCCGTCTTTCTTCGGTGCTCCAATGTCCACCCATTTCTCCGCTACCCATTGTCTTAAACCACCCTTTGAAAAGTGTGTACGCATTACGAATTCTTTCCGTAAGCTCTTCCTTTGCCTTTCATGGCTAACTTACATTTAGAACCATTCTTGTATCCGGCTCTTCCACCTTTTGCAAATGAACCTTCTCTTTCAGTCATATCTTTTGACTTCATAGTTTGAAGTGTGTCCATAAATTGTTTAGCTTCTTTTTCTGCTTTGGCTTGCATCTTTCTATTTTTTTTAAGACTATCGCCTGCTATACCTACACCACCAAACATTTTTTTTCTCATCTTATCTAATTTTTTGTCTGCTATTTTTTGAACATCTGGGTGATCTTTTGAATGTGATACAGGAATAGTTTTATTTTCTTTTCTATCTCCTGGTAATATTTGTTTAATTTTTTCTTTTAATGCCATTATACTTGTCCTCCTTTAAAATATTTCATTCTAGTCATATCCATCATTCCACCACCCATAGCTTTTTTTCTTTTCTTTTTGCCACCTGGTGTAACTTTACCAGAACATACTGCTGAACCATACATGTTCGCGTACGCCGAAGGGTAGACTTTGAATTTTCTTTTAGCGGCTGCTTTGCCTTTTGCACAAAGTTTAGCCATTATATAATTTTCTTTTTAGACTTGGATTTAGTTTTTGGAATTACACCTTTAGCCATTAAAATATCTTTTTGTGTAATTTTACCATCACCAGAATGATCAGGAAATTTAGATCCTTTTTTAAGACCCATTCTTCCACCGTCTTTTTTACTTTCAACTTTTTTAAACATTTTTTTTGATTCTTCGTTTCTTTTTTCAATTATTCTAGCGTCTGCTTTCTTTTTTAGTTCAGTATTAGAAAGAGTTTTTGTTTTATTAGTTTTAAAAGTAATAGGCATTTTGTTTTCTATTTCAAACAATGTCTGATTTAATTTTGCCTTAGAACCTTTTGTTCTTTGTATAGCTTTGTTTAACTCACTTGTCTTTTTTTGTAGATTTGTTTTATTAACTTTTGGTTTAGGTTTTAAGAATTCAAATACTTTTGCCCCTGCTTTTACATATTTTGACATTATTTTTTTCCTCCGTGATTTTTAAAAATCTGTGTACCCTTTATACCATAGATGCTCGCCACGACAAGGATCCATAAATTTGTGAACCAGCCCGGAAGCGTAGAGAACATATCAAAGAACAATTTTACCTTATCCATCGCTGTTGGGTCCTCACTTACAACTGCCCACGCCAAAATTACGATTGGCGCCGAGAGAATTATCAAAACGGCCTCGTCCTTCCAGTCCGATTGCCTAGCCTCAAGAAGTTTTCCTTGGTAAGCTTCTTTTCCTTCGGCCATACGAGATGCATGCATTAATTGTGCATCTGACATTGCCATTTTAGTCTTCTGCTTGTTAGCGTAAATTTTACTTCCAGCAGAAACGGCTAATTTAATTGCCTGAAACCACATATTAGTACCAAGTAGCTATTTTTTTCTTGTCAGCTAACATTCTTTTAGTTCCTCTAACTTTTTCTTTGTCTCCTGTAGGAAGATAATTGAAAGCATTGTCTGCAGTAGTTTTAGATCTTGGATCTATCTCTACATTTTGACTTGGAACTGCCATTTGTTTTGCTTTTTTATAGTTCATCATAATATTTACCTTTACTAGTTTATATTAGCATTATTTTTTTTTGCAAGACTTACTCCTGCACGTAATTCTGCTAATTCTTCGTTCTGATCCATCTTATCTTCAGCTAAATCTCTTGCTTGCATCAATTTTGCTCTATCAAAATCAGCTTTTGTCTGGTCAGCTTCTTTTTTTCGTTCATTTTCCATCGCTCTTAGGTCAACTTCACGTGATTTTAGCTTCAATAGTGGGTCTGAATCAAATTGTGAAGTGATCTTGTTCTCTTCTTTCATAAATTCTTCAGTCATTTCAGCAATCAAGACAGCTTTTCTTGCTTCAACTTGATTATTTAACATTTGTAACTGTTGTTGAATCTGTGGATCCATTGCAGCCATCTGTTGCATTTGTTGCATCTGTGCCATTTGCTCTCTAAACTCTAATTGAACTTGTTCTTGAGCCATAATTGAAATGTGTTCTAATATATTTTTTTGTATCGCAGCCATAATAGCAGGATTATTTCTAACCATGTTAGTTGACATAAAATTTAAGTGAGCTGTGATGTGTGCTTGGTGATCTTGACCAGGAAAAGCTTGAAAAGGTTTTCCACCCAAAGCATTTATGTGTTCTAAACTTGGATCCATCGGTGCTGTTGGTGCAGGTGGTGGTAGAACTGTATCTACATCTTTAACACCAATTGCATTATACATGTTTCTATAGATTTGATACATGTTATGTAATTGTGGATTCGATGTTGCGATCTGTAATTGTGTTTGAGCTAATGTTATTCTTTGAGACATAGAGAATATATTGGGATCAGCAACTGGTACTACATCTATTCTATCATCAAAGTCAGCTTGTTTAATATTTCTTGCACCACCTACAACATCGTAAGGATATTCTGGTGGTAAGTATTGTGAAACTATTTTACCTAATAATTTAAATTCTTGTTTCATCGCTGCGTAACATCTTTTATGAATAGCAGACATTACACGTGAACCACGTTCAAGAAGTGCAACAGTAGTTCCTACTGCAGCGCCTTGGTTACCATCACCTACTTGCATGTCAGCAATAGCCGCGAACCTTTGGCCAGCTTGTACAACAACACCTAGTAATTGTAACAATGTAGGACTTGGTTCTTTGTATGGTAATGGAAAGAACGCATCTCTTAAATTTCCACCCGGTGCATCAACATCTTTGAATTCACCTGGTTGTATTGGTGATGCTTCATCTCTAACTCTAACACCACGCTGTTTAAATCCAGCAGGTAAGTTAGCTAAAGTTCCAGCATCTAACAATTGACGGAGAGCCGTCGTTGCCGTACGACTCAATCCGCCAATCATATGAATGAGTCCAAAGCCATAAAATCCTAGTCCTGGCAGAAATTTGAAGTGGACAAAATATTGGATTTTACTTTTCTTTAGATCATCGGGCGCATAGTTTCGTCTAATAGACAAAACTTCTCTACTACCTTCTTCGACTGTAACGAGGTAAGGTAATTTTATTCCTGTTGGTTCACCATCTGCTCCAACATCTTCGAAACCTTCTAAGTCTAAATTAACGTGACACTCTAACAAAGTATATACAGGTTCGTTCCTACCTGTCTTTTTAGTTCCTTCTAGCTCACGTTCTTTTTTAGTTAATTCTCCATTAGTCTCTGTACCGGGAGGACTTAATTCTACATCTCTGTAGAATCCAGATACTTGTTGTTTTCTTAATTCGTTCTCTGAAATTTTCACGGTATGAATAACTGCTTCCGCATCGTCTAATGAGGTTGCCGTATACGGTACAATTAATTCATCCGCTGGTACAAACTTCGATACCACTCTTCCAAGTGGTACGTCGTAGTAAACTTTTTTAAATGTAGATCCAGCTAATGGTAAATGAAATAACATAGAATCAAATTCAGATTCATATTCTTTCATCGTGTCCATGATCAAGTAATTCATGTAATCTTTAACACGACTTGCTTGCTGTTCTGTTTGTGGATTTTTAACTCCTATAACTTGTGTTCTAACTGGTCCATCACTTGGTAATAATTCTTTATAAGCTTGAGCTTGAAACTGTGTTACCGCTTCAGCTAGTACTGGGTGTGTTGCACCTGAAGCTCCTTGGAAAGGTTCAGTTCTGTTTTCATATTTAAAACCTAGAAGATCAAGACCACTTGTGTAAGCACTCTCCCATTCTTTTCTTGAAGATTTGTAGTCCATGTAATTTTGAACCATTTCATTTCCAATTGGATCTATATTTTCTTCTGGTAAAATATCAGCTAAGTTATCAAAGTGTGATTCTGTTCCAGGTACGTTTATTGATCCTGGTTCAAAGTCTAATGTAACTCCACCGTCTTCTTCTGGGATAACCTCTACAGGTCCTTTATCAATGTCTTCTTCCTGAACAGTAACTTCTTCTGCCATCTCTTCTTCTGAAGGGATGTCAATTTTAGTTCTAGTGTTCGGGAGTCCTTTATCTATATCTGCCATTTATTACTCCTATACCTTCTTAACACGATTAAATAAATAAGACAAGCCCTGTGAATCAGGGTTCATGGATCTTGTCATTGCACCTGATCTATCACCTGCTTCTTTAGCAATACCACCACCTGCTAAATTAGCAACTCCTCCTGCATCTGCAATTTTTTGCATTTTCATACTATTTAGATAATCTTGTAAACCTTTTTCTTCATTATACTTTCCTGTTCTTGGACCTACTTTTTCAATTCCAAAACCTGGGTTTTGCATTCCAGCATCTTCATAAAGTTTGTTCATACCATATGGAGTAAAACCTTGT